GTTAAATGTTGGATTTAAAGTATTGCTAGATTGGTCAGGAACAACAAGATTGCTACTAGCAACAGTAATTGATCTTGCTATAGGTAACTCACTTCTTACATCAAATGTTACTTTCTTTCTGTTCTTTAAATCTTGTCCTCTTAGCTCATATTTAGCTATTAATGCTTCCATTACTGACCTTTTATCGTCAGGTTCAGCTCCACCATTTAAACTAAAAGTCCCAAGAATTTGAGCCTTTCCTATTTGAGATTGTGTTCTTTCAATTATCCCCTCTACTGGTGGCATTGCTGCAATATTAGGATCAACTCCAGGATTAGCATTTCTTGCCTCTTCAGCATCAATTTCTGCTATCATTCCAGTTAAGTCTGTTATTTCTGCATTTAATGTTTCTAGTTCTCCATTGATACTTCTTAATTCAGCAATGTCCTGTGTAGATTTTGCACTTGCTGCTAAAGTTGCTTTTCTTGCGTTCTTTGTGTTTAATAGTTTTAATAATTTGTCTTTCATTTTACATCACTCCTAAAATTTTAATAATGTTTCTGTTCTCATTTTTTCAAGTTCTAATTGTCTTTTTTCTACATCTTTTGAACTATCCAGTTCTTGAGATCTTGCGTTATCCAATGCAATTTTGGCACTATCCAATGCCTCTTTATCTCTGCTAGATGTTATATCAGTACCGTCATAAGCTGGAAAGCTTACAACAGAAACTTCAACTACTTTACTTATTGCTTCAATATGGCGAGTTGGCATGTCTGTTTCTAGACCTTCCCACCTTTCTTCTGCTACATAAAAAATAAAACTCATACCGTCCATATCTCCTCTGGAAATTGAACTATACAAGCTTTTAGCATCTGTATTATTTTCTGTATCTAAATTTGCTCTTACTGCTAAGCCTATGTTATCGACTTGTAGTTGTAGAGTTGAATTAACATTGTTATTCCTTGACCTTGCAAGTGGTATATTGTCCAAATCATGATTTACACTTAGTAATACATCCTTAAAGTCTGTATTATCAAAGGCATTCCTCTCAATAACCTCATTAAACCAATTACCAATATTGGTCATTTGATTAAATACTGCTGCATGTCCACTTATTGATGTATCTTTATTATCTTCTGTTGGATCTATTGCTCGCAAATCTGCCATTGCAAAATTACGTTTTGCTTTTTCACCTTTTTTAGGTAAATTTTTAGCCATTATTGATTACCTCCATTCTGAATATTCTTATCAGCTGCTTTTAGTTGATATTGACTTGCTATATTTGTATCGACATAATTTAAACTGATTGTTCTTCTGTTACCAGTGCCATCTGCTAATGGTGGATACCCTAATACTGCAAGTTTTTGATCGTCTGATAATAATCCTTGGGCACCTGCTATATTTAAAATATCAAGTTTTGACTTTGTACTCATGTACATCATATCTTTTTGATAAAATACAATTTCATTTCCAACATCTAACTCTCTTTGACTAAACATACATTTTGAAAATGCTTGACCTAACCTAATTAATATAGGTTCTAAAGTTTTTTCATAAAAAGCCTGGTAGTCGTCATCATTGTATACTCCTATTAGGATTGGAATTGATACTCCATACCAATTTAATACTTTATCTTGTAAAAATTGCATTGTATCTTTATCTATTAATTTTGGGTCTACTGTTAGTGGAGTATAATCACTTTTCAAATCCATTGGCAATATTCCAGTGTCTCCGCTTGCAATAGATTCTTCAAATTTCTTTCTTTCTGCCTTCTGTGCCCCATCATCTAACATAGTGTTTATCTTCATAATTCCTCTTATACTAAGACTTGTTTTTACTGCTTTCCCTATACCTTGCATTGCAGTATCATTTATTTCTAATACCTTCAGTAATGCGGCATTGTCTGGTTGGCCATTATATCCACCACCCATTATGTCATTCACACTAAACTTCTTTCTTATGTGGATTACATCTGTATAAGGCAATGTATATTCCTTTCCATTACCAAATCCAAATTTTACATACATAGTACCTAGAGGATCTTGTAGAAAAGTTGCTTGCTTTGGGTTTAATGGATAAAATCCAGTGTAGTTCTTTTGCTCATTTCCATTACCGTCTGTATATATCTCATAGGTAGGGTAAATGAACACATTATAATTCATAAGCAGCACCCATATACATTTTTCAATGAACTCTGACGTTGTCATAAGTTCATTAGGTGCAAATTTAAACAGTCTGTTTATGCTAGACTTAGGGACTTGTTGCAACTCTTGACTATTTGTAAAAATATGTTTAGGTTGTAGCTTACTGCATTCACTTGCTATGACATCTATACAATTTTGTACTATATCAGACACATAAATGTTATTCCCAAATTGGCTAAAGGCCGGATAACTTCCATCAAGCATTTTTGCATACTGTAAACTTTTATTTGATTGACTATTGTTAAGTAAACTTTGTAATAACATCTGCTATCCTCCTTTCCTTGCAATAAAAAAAGCAAATGCAATACAGCAAATGCCTAGTGTTATGTATCCTGCAGGTGCACATATTTTGAATGTTCCTATATCTAGTAATATAATCCCTATTATTAGTAAAATATCCTCTGTGCATTTTGAAATTAAATTTAAACATTTCTTTAGCAACTAATCACCCCCTATGCAGTTCTTTTAACCAGCTCTAAGAATGTAGGTCTATTGTCTATGTACACTCTGTAGCAAATTATAGTAGTAACAGAACCATCTATCTTCTTATCATCTTGCCCTTGTACTTTAACTGGCATTATGTCTTGTTTGCTATTAATTACAAATGCGGTGTTCTCTAGACACCACTTATCTACTGGATTATTATTGTATATTATAAGGTGCTTTTGTAAATCTCTTTCAACTAATCGCATTGGTTCGCTCATAGTCCCAAAATCTTGATTTACTCTTTCACAATCAAACCCTAACTCTTCCATTTCTTTAACCCAATAAATAGCGGACCATTTATCATAACCCGTCTTGAATACTCTAATATTGTATTCCTTGAATAATTTATAAAACCATTGTGTAACTAATCTAAAATCATTCTCTCCACCAGGACATACTGTAATATAGCCTTTTGCAATCCATTCTTTAAATTTTTCTTTGTCCTCTTTTGATAACTTTTCTAATTTATCCTCTGGAATGAAGTATTGTTGATAGAAATATTTATGATCATCTCCTGGTTTCATAAGCATTATTCTTGAACTTGTTAAATCCCCAGTTTTGCTTAAATCTCCTGCTCCTATTGCAAAACAGTTTCTAAATTCTTCGAGTTTAAATATTTCCGTATTTTCAATATCATCTGTTGATAGCCAAGCAGCTGAATTATTTTGTTTAATATTAAAATCTTTAGATAATACAAATACTTTAGTTGGCTTGCTTGTTTTTGCCTCTTCAATCATTTGCCTTAAAAAGCTACGTTTCTTTACAACTCCTAATGAAGGATTAGACTTAGTATGACTACTCTCATCCTGCCATACTTCCCTTTCATTATCTTGGGTGTAAAGCCATATTAACCAACGTGGCCTTTCAAGTTCACCATCCAATACTTGTCTACCCTCTTTCAACCTACCATCTAAATATCCATCATTAACTACTCCTTCTGTTGTTAATTCAAAATATAAAGGCTCTTCTTGTGTTGATAATGCTTGTCTTATTGGCATTATTGAACTATTATCTTTTAATTCATGTACTTCATCTACTGCTCCAACTCCTATATTTCTACCTTCCTTAGCACCAGTTTTCGCAGATATTTTTTTAATTGTTCCTTTATTTGCATAAGAAAATTTACCCTTTTTCTTTTTTGTCTTAGGATTCCCAAAGAACATACCTTTTATATTTTTTCTAGTTCTTTTCTCTAGTCCTGGACTATCCTCTCTCATAGAATTAATATTTTGAAACATTAGATCAGCAGATTCATAGTCATTACTTGAACACAATATTTTTAATCCCATAGGACCACAGAACCATTCCGCTAAACATATCGCAGAAATTAATGGGGTTTTGCCATTTTTTCTTGCAACTAAAAACATAACTTCTTGATATAGTCTTACTAATCTTCCTATTTCTTCATCAAATATCTTAAATGCATATATAGCTTCAATAAATGCTTTCTGATAGAGCAATAATAAAAATGGCTTGCCTGCAAAAGGTGCTTCACTATGCTTACATTTTTCTTCTATGAATTTTATTCTCTTATGGCCATCATCAAAATTTATAGTTATCTCCGGATCATCAAAGTGAGTTAATAGTATATCTAGTTGTTGCATTAGTTCATGGCCAATTATTATTTCTCCGTTTTTGCACTTGCTTATATATTCAAGTAAGAAGGAATGCTGTCCATTATAGGTACAATCTATTATATTAGGCATTATGAATCAATCCCTTATAATGTACTTTTTTTTGTTTAGCACCATTAAATGCAGTTTGTAATAAGAACCCTAACAATCCCCATACCTGATTTACTATTTTTTCTAAACATATTTCAGTTCCTATCTCTTTACTATAGTTGCTAGGATCTACGCATGAACTAGCCTCTGTAATCTTATAGCCATTTACTAAAGTTGCGTGAACTATTGTGGTCTTTCCATCTCTCTCAATAACTTCATAACTCTTTATAAAATCCTTAACCATTTTAGGTCCTATACTTACACCACTTGGTAACTTTGGATTATCATCAACTTCTAAAATATTTTTATCATTAATAACCCCTAACCTCTTATCCTCTAGCATAGCTTGTAATTTAATCTCATTATCTACTAGTTCTATTCTTATATATTTTTTCACTATAATTCCTCCTAATATTCTTATTTTGTTGGATTTTGTGGTGCTGGATAATTTGGATCTTTGCACTTAGTCCTCATTTTTTCTAAATCACTATTATCATTATGTTTCAGTCCTGGTATTGCTGGCCTCGGGCTTGTTGGTGGTGGATTTACTCCAACCTTATTATTCCCATCACTCTTATATTCAATCTTAAGACAACTAAGTATGTATAATATTATTATTGTTATACATATTATCAATGTTACTTGAACTCCTTCACCCATACCTATTCCCTACTTTCTTTTTCTAATTGTTCAGCATTTTCTTTCATTAACTTAGATATTTGCTTATATCCTGTTGTATTAAATTCTTCACTAAATCCCCTATACCTTACTCTAGCAGGATAGGCGTTGGTAATTGTTCTATCTGCTTCAACCTCAACTACTATGGCCCATCCAAAAGTATGAAGTATCATATTTACCCACCATAATAAGCCACTATCTCGAAATTCTTTCCATTCTTCTTTATTCAGCATGCGTGTTTCCTCCCCTTATTCATAATCCTCCATATCATCCTCATCATTATCAATCTTCTTTTGTAGTACATTGCTTAATGTTTTAATTACAATAGAGTAACTGTTAAGGTTTTGTCTGTATTCTTTAGCTACTGGTAGGGGTTTTTGTAAGCTTTTATCTGTTGGGTGGAATTTAATCATCCCAGTTGACTCTAAGATCTTCTTTAACTCATAATTTTCTGCATATAAAAAAGCTGCATCTAGGATTAAACCTTCAACCAGCTTTTTGTTAGATTCCTCTACCTCTTTAAATATTTCATTTAACTTCTTTAATTCCTCGTTATACGCTTCTTTCTTGGTCATTCTTGCACCTTCTCCTAATAACTCATTTTACTTTGAGTTTTCTCAAAAGTTCTCAACTGATTTTGAAAATTTTCACCTTGTATCGAAATTGTGTCCCTACCTCGGTTCCCGAGGACCTTATTTTTTTTGACACCTGGGGGGTATAATTAAGAAAATTTCTCAAACCAATCGTCAATATATCCTTTCCATTCAGCAATTACATACTGTCTATCTACATCTGCTGTTACCCTTGCATAGCACTCTTCCTTGCTTACCTCTATATATACTAATTCTGCCCCTAGTTCCTCTGCTAACCTCTCTCTCTTGAACCTATCTGCATACCCTCCAATTATCCAAGCATTGTACCACTTACCATATCTAGTGGCTATGTTATCTAATAATAATGTCCTTACATTTATTACATTAGTTAATAGGTTGTTAGGTTTGTCATATGCTGGTTGCATACTTATTGCCTCGTATAGTCTATCCATATCTACTACTATATCTCCACGCTCCATATTCTCTTTAACGAATGTTTGCTGACCTGATAAAGGTGGACCATACACGATATATACTTTCTTTCCTGGCTTATATCCAAATCTATAATGTTCTTTATCATGGCAACTATGGCATATCAGTTCTATATTCTCTGGATTAAGGCTTATGTTATAATCTTTTACATTCTCAGGTGTTAGCTCTATCTTATGATGTGCATGTATGTCTGTTTGATTTATTATTAACTTTCCGCAATGTTCACATATAACTCCATGCTCTTTACCTCTTTCTAGTATTAAGTTAAGTCTTAATGTTCTCCATACCATTGATGCATAAAATGTTTGTAGTATTGCATACCTAGCCATTGTTCCTCACCATCAATTCGCTCGGTATCATACAAGCCCCATATATTGTTTGCCTTATTTGTTCCATATATAATATATCTTCTTCGTTTATGTTTGCATGTAGTATTTCTGGGGTAACCCCAAATACTTTACATATATCCTTTTCAGTCATGACCTCGCCTACCAAATCTTAGATTTATCCATATCTTTTTGATGTTCAAATTTTTCTTTCTCTAACTGCAGCTTATTGTAGTCTTGTTCTCTCTTCTGTTTAAATTCTGGATTCATTTCAAAGTAATTACTTAACCATTGTAGGGCTTTTAACTTCTCATTAAGCTTAAGTTTTATTGCCCCATTGCTTTCTGAGACTTCTGAAATTATAGTACCATCTACTTGTTTACTCTCTCCTAGCTTTAGGTAATTGAATTCTTTTGTCATCAACTCGCCTTTTTCATCATATTGTGGTTTACCCTCTTCATCTTTTATTACTGTAAAGTCTCTTCCAAACTCTACATAGTCAGTTATATCTGCAAAGGCTATATCTATATATTTTTGTATTATTCCTTTAGTTAGAAACTCCTTATTACAGTCCTCACCAATTAAATTATCTACTTGATCTCTTATCTTATCTTTTCTAAGTAATCTACTGCCATTTATCATAGCGCTTTCATAATTACACTGATATGCTTTCTGATATGCTTTAGTTGCGTTCATACATTTAGCATATAAAACACAAAAAATCCTTTGTTTATCATTTAATTCAGTATTTTTTAATACTTCCTTAACTCCATCTGCAATAGACTCTTTATCTTTTAACTTTGCACTCTTTTTTTGTGTGCATTCCTTTTTTATTTCTGTATGCACACTCTTTTTATCTTTAGACCACTTATGCCTAGTCTTCCAACTCTTGACTGTATTGATAGATACTTTGTACTTTTCTGCTATATCTTTGTACTTCATACCTTTCATATAATCTAGTTCTGCTTTTTCGTTTGGTGCTCTTGCCATATCACCTCACCCCTATCTTTTGTATGAGTTATTGTCCCATCTTCCAAAAAGCATTTTTAGTTCTCTTAGTTCCTTTTCCTTCTGCTATTCTATCTAAGTATTCTTTTTTTGTTATCTTTTTCATGTAATCACCTTCTTTATCCTTCATATCTCCAAGCGTTTGGAGATATGATTATTTAATTTTTTCTTTATTATCCTCTTCATTTCTTGGTAGTTGATATAGGATTCGAACCCATGGCTCCCAAATCGTTGGTCTGGTTATTCTTCCATTGAACTAATCAACCACATAAAAAAAGACACCTATATCTCTATAAGTGTCTTTTAGGGCGTAATTTATATTAAATAAAGGAAGTCTAATTAAAAATATTTTGCTCTATTTATGAAAATATCACACTATCATTATATTTTATCCTCCCCCCATTGTAAAGGACATGAAATAGACATTTATTTTGTTCTATTTTTATACTACTTTGGCTTATTTAAAGACTTATAGCAATTTATTTTTTCAATTTGGTGGACATTTTCTATAATTTTACCCCATCAATACCAAAAAATAATACACTTAACTCCTCAATAGCCTCTCTTATATCTCTGCTTATTGTCTTATCACTTATCCCTAGATTGTCTGCTAACTCCTCATATGTTGGCATTCTATCATCTGTAGTCTTGTCTATGAATAAGGCATATATTATTTTACTTTTCCTCTTCTTATTTGCACCTTCTGCTTTACAAATAATCTCATAATATTTTAAAACTCTATCAATATGTTGAATTGTAATCAATGTTCTTAGCTTTGTTCTGGAAATAGATTGTACGTATTGTTCTTCATCGTCAATGCTCTC